TATCATTTCATCCGGATCAGTTTGTAGTTTTAGCGAGTGACCGTGATGAGGTAGTAAATAAGAGTATAGAAGAATTTGAATATCATTGTGACATGGTTCGTTTTATGGGCTATGGTAAGACATTTCAAGACTTCAAAGTAAATGTACATATCTCTGGTAGGAAGGGTCCTCAGGGTATCAGAGATGTTTATGGTAGACTTAGCCCTGAGGCACGAAACACACTAACACTAGAAAATGAGGAATACACACATGGACTTACTGACTGCTTATCGTTATCTGACCTTGTCCCTACAGTCATGGACATACACCATAACTGGATACGTGAGGGAGAATATATTTCCCCCAATGATGACAATGTTAAAAAGGTTATTGATAGCTGGCGCGGTGTGCGCCCTACTTTACATTACTCCGTCAGCCGTGAGGACGTACTTAAGGGACATTCCGGATCACAACTACCCAATCATGGTACGTTGATTGAATCGGGATATAGTAAGCAGAAACTTCGGGCCCATAGTGACTATTATTGGAACGAGGCTGTTAATGATTGGGCATTGACATTCCTTGATAACTTTGATATGATGTGCGAAAGTAAAGCCAAAAACCTTGCCAGCTTTAAATTATTAGAAAGATATAAATGTTTGACAAAATAAAAAACTTATTTAAGAAACAAGAGGTTAAGCCTGTTCTTAAAAAGAAGGAACCAAAACCTAAACAACAGAAGCCTCAGGTGCCTGAGCTTACAGAAAAAGAAAAAGCAACAGCTGCAGGTGAACCCTACATTGCTATTACTAAAGTAGAAATAAATCCTGAGAATATCAATGATGGTGCATTTGATTTAGATTTCAATGACAAGTTTGTATTAAATCTTATCAAAGCAGGATATAGGCAACGTGAAGATGATACTGATGTAATCATAGTTGATCGGTGGTTTCAGACAGTATGTCGGAATGTAGCATTAGAGATGTATGAACAACAGGTTGCTGATCCTGACAACCGTGACGCAAGAGTTATTCGTACAAAAGATTTAGGTAACGGTAGAACAGAGGTAAGTTAAATGACAACTCTTAAACATATGAAATGTTCAATGCCCAATTGTCATAATACAGTTGGTCAACATTCTAAAAATAAAAATTCAAACAAACAAGTATGTTCGGCACATAGAACTACTAGAAAAACTGAAGTTGATATTTGGAAAATGAATCAAGGATGTGCTAATAAAGATGGACATTATGGATTTCCTTGTGTTTGCTCAACTATTATTGAACCGATGACATTAGATATTAATCATATTGACGGTAACAATGGAAATCGTGATCCTAATAACATTGAGGTACTATGTAAAATGTGTCATCCCATAGTTACAGTACGTAATGGACATCATTTACAACCTAGACCTGATCGTAGGACCAAACTAGCAGATACGGGACTTTTTGTCTATGAATATCTGTTGTAAAAATACAACACTCCCATAGTTGACAATAAATGGAAAAGGTGCTATAATTAACTATTAAATTGCACTACGGACTACTTTATGGCAGCTATACCATTTAAACTTTTCAAAACCTCATGCGAAGACCGCGGGTACACCGAACGGGTATACGAAACTCCGGGGGTTTGTGTACTTTATTCTAACAATGGTATAAAGTGTGAAATTAAAAAGAAACACTATACAATTGGTTGGGATGCCAAACCTGAATATGTTAAGGTGATGCGTGAAAAGTTTGTTGATGCAGGGTTTACCGAAAATAGAGGTAAACGGGCAGAAAAACGCAAAGATGATAGAGATTTTATGAATATCCCGTTTGACGGTGATGTTCTTGAAAACTTTTGGGTGCTTCTTGGTATTATTGAATCCATTGAGTCTATTGTCAAAAAAGTTCGTGGCCAAGCTATCAAACCAATTTCACGTGAAGTATCCGAACGTAATATCTTTGAAAAGATTGCCAAACGTTTCAAATACTTTATTGATAGTGAAGATGGGTTTGGTTTAGAGAATACTAGAGCATTGCTTGAGGGTGATAGTATTGACCATTTAATTACAATTGGTGAATCAGTAAAACGCACTAAAGAGAATACTTACCGTGAACATATTGTTCCTTGTATTTTAATTTATAATCAAGCGGTTACAATGACTATGGAAAAACGTAGCGTAACTGAAGTAGCACAAATGATTAAAAACAATTTGGCTATTGTATTGATTACTAATGAGGAAGCTGAATTGCTTGACAATGAATTGGATATGCAAACAAGTATGCCTGAGAATTGGACATTTGGTGATGACGTTTTTGCCCGATTGACAACTGCCCAAATTCAATTGAAATAATCTAAATAGTAGTATATAATACAAACATGAAATACGCATTAATCGATACAGCAAATACATTCTTCCGTGCCCGTCACGTTGCTTCACGTAATAGTGATCCGTGGGAGAAAGTGGGCATGGCCTTACATCTTACATTAGCATCATGTAATCAAATCGTTCGTAAATTTGGCATTGACCACGTTGTGTTCTGCTTAGAAGGCAGAAGTTGGCGTAAGGACTATTACGAGCCCTATAAAAAGAATCGTGTAGTAGATGCACAATCACAAACACAAGCAGAGAAAGAAGAAAACGAACTTTTTTGGGAAACGTATGAAAAGTTCACAATTTTCTTGCGTGAAAAAACTAACGTAAGTGTACTGCGTGATCCTAAGGCAGAAGCTGATGATTTGATTGCCCGTTTTATTCATTTGCATCCTGAAGATGAACATTTCATTATCAGTAGCGATAGTGATTACATCCAATTGATTACAGAAAATGTAAAACAATATAATGGGATTAGTAATCAATTAATTACCTTAGATGGTTACTATGATGATAAGGGTAAAATTGTTAAGGATAAGAAAACAAGTGAACCAAAACTGTTAGGTGACCCACAATACATTTTGTTTGAAAAATGTATGCGGGGCGATGGTACTGACAACGTGTTTAGTGCTTATCCTGGTGTGCGTAGTAAGGGTACACAAAAGAAAGCTGGATTGATGGAAGCTTATGCCGACCGTAACAAACAAGGCTTTGATTGGAATAACATGATGCTACAGCGATGGTTAGACCATAATGGTGTTGAACATCGTGTACGTGATGACTATGAACGCAATCGGGTACTCATTGATTTGACATGTCAACCCGACGATGTTAAACTATCAGTAGATACAAACATTCGTGAGGGTGTTCGTACAACAGTTACCCCTCAAGTGGGAATTCACTTTATGAAATTTTGTGGCAAGTATGAGTTGACTAAGATTAGTGAACAAGCAGATACATATGCAAAATGGTTAAACAATCCTTATAAGGGAAAATTAGGAGAATGAAATGACACGTGATTACAAAAACCTTCAATATATTTTAAATAAGAATCCTCATGAATTATTTGAATGGTGGAACACATTGAATGATGAGGATCAATCTTATGCTTTGGAAATCATTGTTGAATATCGTAAAATGCTTGATGAACCAGAAGTAGAGGACTTGTCTCTAGCATGTGATTTGCTAAAACAGTTTATGTTATAATGCCAAGTTTAGCAGAATATTTTAAGGCAAACCGATACTCGGGTAAATACAGTATCGGTGACCGTGTTATTGGCAAATGGAATAAGATTCCATTTGTGGGTACAGTAGGCAATGACACATTGATTAATGAGATTGACGGTCCAAGAATTAGCGTACATTTGGATTTGCCTATTAAATATAAAGATGTGGTACATAGGGTTTTAATTGTTAAACATAAGGACATAAGACCCTTTACTTAATAAAGGATTAAAAATGGATAATGAAAGAATTAAAGGAATAGCAGAACAATGTATTACTGATGGTACATTTGACATAGGTAGATTTGCTGATATAATAGTACGTGACTGCATTGACATAACAGGTAATGTAGTTAGCCCACATGTACATACTACTTTTGATTTAGCGCAACATCAAGGTAGCATAATGCAAGTAAAACTTGCAATTAAGAAGCATTTTGGCATAGAGTGAACAAGATAGCCGCTCCCACTCCGTTACTTAATTATACCTTACGGTATAATATGCTAAAGGATATCGTTGAAACAACAAAGAAAAACGATATCAAACGGGATGACAATAGGGAAAAGGATAAAATATTAAAATTACAATCAGATAAACGATTGGATCAAAATAGATTGTTTTTAGAAAATATACAAGAAGTTAAACGGTATGAATCATTAAAACTCACTAGGGAATACCAAGAGTACCAATATCTATATAATTTAGGTACAAAGGTTGACATGTACATCTAAACATAGTATACTTACACAGAGGAATAAAAAATGACAAAAACACTAATTGCTAAACCCGTAGTTAAAAATCAATTCTGGATCGTCACAGATGGTAAAGAAAAAGTCGGCAATGTATTAGCTGATGGCTCTGGATTTGAAGTCAAGTTGAATGGTAATAAAAGCCATTATAAAAACACCACTGCTATTAAACGTAAAACAAATATTGAATTTGAAACTGTACAAAAAGCAGATAAAACTAAACATGACTTGCCCTTTAAGGTATATCCTACAACAAGTAAAGTGTTTAATAGTATGTTAGATATCAAACGTAAATTACATTTGTTTACTACAGGAACTAAAAGTAAATGCTATCATGCGGCAGGATGGTTTGTAATACAACAGGGAATTGAAAAAACAACAGTTTTTTGCCCTAAATACATCTTTATTCAACGTTATCCGTATCAGGGCCCGTTTAAAACAGAAGATGAAGCAAAAAGCATGATAAATAACTAATGATACATATTAAGCGATTCGTGGACAAAATAACCCTCATTGAGGGGAAACAGGGTAGAGATGTAGTTATTCCTATAACTGAGGCCCGCGGATTGCGTGATGAGGTGACTAAATTACTTGCAGATAACTACGAACTTTTACAAAATACAAGTACAGTGGAACCAGTATTGCAAGTAGAGATTAATGGTGGTAGATTTTAATGAGTAGAACGCAACCTAAAGTACTACTTGAACTAGTAGACAAAGTAACATACAAATGTGACCAAATTGTGGAAGCCGCAGGTATATGGGCTGTGTTTTATGACGGTCAGCCTATTAATCTAAAAAGCCAACATTACTTAGATAACGAAGCAACACCTAAATATAAAAAAACTAGTTTCAGTAATCCGGGTCATGCACGTAATTTATGTCGTAAATTAAATTTACAATTTAAAACAGACAAATTCACTGTGGTGTTTATGAATTCAGGTAGAGTTGTCTACCCAGATGAATAAGCGTAAGACACTTAAAGAAACCATAACAGAAGTTGTATTGGCTCAACTTCCTGATTCATTATTACAAGAAAAAAACATCTCAGTAGATAAGCTACTTTTCAAGTGGTGGATGACTGGGCGCCAAGATGGTCTACGTTTAACCGATGTAGGTGATTTAGCATTTAGATCGGCAGAAATAGAATTCTATCAGTATGAACTCAAAATACAGCCCGAGACTCAATATCATGCTTACATATTAGAACTTAATAAAAAAATCAAATGCCCCTATTACATGGGGGTAAATAAAGATGGAAAGAAAAGTTACCCTTACATACGATTCTATGATAGTAAAATTGCTATGATGGTTAGTTTGTATGGGAATGTAAATGAATATTTAGATAGCATAAAGGTAAAAAAATGACAGAAAAGAAAAACCCAAATCCATTTATTAATTTGGCTAACGAAGCTAAAAAGAAAAACACACCAATGTTAACAGGTAAAAAGTCTGAACAAAAAGCCCCTAAGCCTAGTAAAGGTTTTGGTGGTTCAAGTGTTGTACGTAGAACGGGTAGGGGTGGTTAATACCACTCACCTTCATTACGCATACGTTTAATGAAGTTTAAATAGGTGCTACACACACCGTAGCATCTTAAATGTACTGTACTGAGTAAACCTCTATCTGCTATTTCAGGTAGTACAACAATACTAGTGTCATTAATAGCAACAGTTCCTGGTGTCCATAACTTATTGCTACTAGTTGTTACAGGTTCATTATTTACAGGTTGATAGAAGTAGTTTGGATATTGTCTTAATGATTGTGTAGTAAACCAATCATATGTTTCTTGATTCCCGCACTTAATCCAAAAACGATTACCCTGTAGATATTTGTCAGTTACTGGGATAGGAGCAGCTTCTGGACCTACACAAAGTGTATTATCTATACGCCAAACATCTACCATACAAGAGTATCCGTTGTTAAATGACTTACCAATTTGGTTGGGAGTATTGGCATCTTCATAGTCTTTTCCGTCAAAGATTCCCTGATAAGATATATATAACATAATGTATTTATGTCAACGAAATTGTTAGCTACCGCGTTATATATATGTAGACACAAAAATCTACTTCATTAACTTAAAGGAAATTTAAAATGAAAACATTAGCAATCGTAATCTTATCAACATTGTCATTAACAGCATTTGCCGCTGAACCAGCTAAAGCACCGGCAACACCTGCTCCGGCTGCTACAGCACCTGCTAAAGCAGAAGCACCAAAAGAAGAAATGAAATTGGCCAAGAAAAAGGATGCTCCCAAGGCAGATACTAAAAGTGATGCCAAGCCTGCTAGTCCAGCAAAAGCCGACGATAAAAAAGCCGAAACTTCTAAGAAGTAATCCATACAGACTTATCGCAATTAGAACTTGGGGACTTGATCCAAATCAGGTTCTAGTTAGTGATGAGGACATATTAGTTAATTCCCGTCGTATTATATTAAAGATTGAAAACTCTTTAAAAGATGATGAGGAATTAAGTGATTATGTACAATTAAGATTATTCCTAGCCAGAGAAATAGCTATGTCAAAATATAAAGAAATTTATCAAGTGGCATAAATATATATGAAGTTACGGGTTCTTCATAAAAACCTAACTTTTAAACACACACATAGGAGATATAAAATGTTTAACACAGCAACTTACGC